TGCTCGGTCTCGCTGAGCGACCAGAGCGGGCGCCACTCCACCGTGTAGGGCAGGCGCTGGCCTCCCGTCGGGCCTTCGTGGGACAGCATCACCAGGTCCACCACGGCCTGGATCGCTGGCGTGTAGTGGCGGGGCTGGCGAGCCGCGACGGTGTCGTACCAGGCCCGGAGCTCGCCGTTGGAGCCGTTGCTGAAGCCCGCGGTGAGCTTGCCCAAGAGCACCAAGCGGGGCATGCCGTCCGCCGCGGCGATCAAGGCGTCCTCGAGCGCGAGCACGGCCTCGCCCAAGCCGGCCATGCTGCGATTGTGCACCTGGTAGGTCTCGCCGGGCCCGAGCGCGATGTCGTTGTACATGCCGGCGGAGCGCCGAAGGGCCAGCATGCGGGCGTCCCAGATCGCCGGGCCTTGCTCGGTCTCGAGGCCTTCGGCCAGGCCTTCAGAGGTGAGCGTGCCCTGGTTCAGCATCGACACGGCCTCGGCCACCTGGTCGAGCGTCGCGCCGTAGTTGCGCAGGGCCGAGAAGCACTGGTCAAAGATCGAGCCGTCCCAGCCTTGCCGCTGGAGCTTCAACCGGCGAGGTAGCGGCACGCCGTCGAGCCGCACGACCCGATCGGCGTGGACGGTCGCAACCTGGCCCACCCCGCCGCCGCGGTTGAGGTTCAACCGGTAGAGTTGCGGCTTGCCCCACGTCTGCGGCTCGTCGCGGTCCATCCCGATCCGCTGCACCGTGAGCTCGTAGCGATCGGCGTCCAAGATCCCGCGCACGGCCCGGATGTTCGAGCGGTCGATCGGCTGGTCGTACGGCCGGCCGTCGTCCACCAGGAGCACCAGGGCGCCGCCGCCGTAGGCCCGGGCCCACGTGCGGGCCTTGGCCAGGACGGACAAGAGGCCCAGGCCGCGGCCGTGCTCGCCCCCCTCGCATGCCTGTTCGACGGCATCGGCCGCCCCGGGGTCTAGGCCTACGAGGTCGTAGCCCTCGCGCGTCGCGTCTTCGGGCTCTTGGGACGCGATCCGACGGGCCAACGGGTTGGCGCTCAGCAGCGCATCGGCCAGCCACTGGTCCACCGGGTAGCCGGGATCCCAGCTCGTCTGGGCCGTGCGATCGGTGGCTCCGCCCTGGCCACCGGGGCCAACCCAACGGCCGCCCGGCGAGGCCGTCCCCCAGTGGTCGCGCCGGGCCAGGGCGGCGAGGGGCCGGGAGTCTTGGCGGCGGAGCAGTCGGGAGAGCAGGCCCACGGCGGGAGCCTACGGGGCGGGTTGCGCGTGATGGTCCAGTGTGCTAGGTGTGTTGCATGAGTGCGTCGGTCGATCGGTGCTGCGTGAAGCGCATGCGGGATTACCACTACGTTCAATGCTCGCGGCGGGCAACGGTCCAAGAGGGCGGGAAGTTCTATTGCACGCAGCACAGCCCGGCGAAGGTGGCTGCGGCCAGGACAGCACGGCGCGCGAAGTGGGAAGCTGAGTACGACGAGCAGGCCCGGAAGGACCGGCGCGAGCAAGCGGAGCGAGGCATAGGGCGGGCCGTGCTGGTGCGCGTGGAGGCGCACGGAGATCACGATCTGCCGCCGTGGCTCCAGTCCGTGATCGCGGTAGCCAGGGGCGAGCCCTAGCCCCGCCCCTGGGCCGCGCGCCCCATGCCGGCCGCGATCCTGGTCCAGGCCTCGGCCGTCGTGAGCGGGGAGACGCGGGCCCGGTCCGTGCCGTCGCCCAGGTGGTGCAGGGCGGCCCAGACCGCAGCGTCCATGCGATCGGCTTGCTGCCGGTCGTGCGGGCGGTTGGGGTCGTAGGTGGTCAGCTGCCTCTCGAGCGCGACCCAGCGCCGCGCTGGCCCAACGTGCGTGACCTTGCCGGCCTCCCAGGCCGGGGCCGCGAAGGCTGCCCGCTCGGCCTTGTTGCGGTGGGCCGTGACCAAGACGATCTTGGGCTTGCGCCGGCCCTGAGCGCGAGCGCGGAGCCATGCGGCTTCCACGTTCTCGCGCACCATGCCGCCGCCATTGTTGTCCTCGGCCACGATCTCGTGTGCGTCGATCTCGAGCGCGAGGGCCACGACGCGATCGGCCCAGTCGCGCGGGCGCGCCACCAGCGAGGCATCCCGGGTGAGCCAGAGCCGGCGCCGCTTGACCGAGTAGGCCGTGCCGATGATCCCGCACTCGCACACGTCGTCCGAGCCTTTGACGCGCTGGCCGTCCGAGACCGACGGGTCCACCACCACGGCGCGGCGATCGGCGTCGGCCGGGATCTGCTCGTCCTCGCACCGCTGGATCCAGTCCTGCACCCACAGGGCCCCGGGGGTCCCGAGCCGGATCAGGCCCTCGATCTCCTGATCGCCGTCCCGGGTGCCCGCGTACTTGGCCACCGTGCGGGTCATGAAGCGGTCCGACAGATTGCTGGCGTTCTCGTAGGTCGAGCCGCCGATCACCCTCGAGTCAGGGTTTCGCAGGTAGCGGCAGTGGTCGGCCGCCATGACGGTCTCGTGCTCGGGCGTGCCCAGCGGCGCCTTGATGGGTTGGCCGTCGGCGAGTTGAAAGGCCAGCCGGAGGATCAGCGACGTGCCCAGCGGCGTGCTGGTGATCAGGCCCCGGGGGTGGTGGCCGGCCGAGGACTTGCGCAAGGCATCCTCGGCCGCGCTCCAGCTCTTTTCGGCCTTGGACCAGTGGGGCAGCTCGTCGGCCCAGATGAACCCGAAGTTTGGGCCTCTGAACGAGGCCGGCACGTCGCCGGTCATGAGCCGCGCCTTGACCCCGTTGGCCCAGGTAAGCGTCATCCGTTGCTTGTTCCACACGGGCCGGAGCTCGGGCGGGCACGAGGCCATGATGCCCGTGTCGCCGTCCACCATCGTCTCGTTGACGTCGTTCGCCGTGCGGCCCGCGATCCCGATCATGCCGCCGCGCCCGGCCGCTCGGTCGTCTGGCCCACGGGCAACCCGGCCCCCGCATAGCTCCGGGTGCTGGGCCACGTAGTGCACGGCATGGGCCCCGGCGCTTGTCTTGCCGAACCCGCGCCCGGCCGTCATGAGCGTGTAGGTCTCGGGCCCCGGCCGCCAGATCTGCTCGGGCCGGCCCCACCATGACCAGTCCCACCGCAGGCGCGCCCGGGCCTCCCTGGTCGGGTACAGCCGGGCCATGAACTCGGCCCGCAGGTCAGCCGGTAGGTCGGCCCACCGCTCGGCCCTGCTCGCCGTCATGCCCTGGCCTTGGCTCGCCGCTCCACCATGGCGTCCAGCATGGCGTCGACGTCGTCCGCGCACTCGTCAAGCCTTTGACGATGATCCACCATCGAGTGCTCGACCCGCTCGGCCGCGATCTTCGGGCCCATGTGGGTCAGAAGCCATTGAGTCACGGCCAGGTCGCCGGCCTCGGCCGCCGCTTCCAGTCGGGCCACGTGTCGCCCCGCCCACCAGCCGTGAGCGATCCGGATCTCGCGCACGAAACGCATGTGCTCCGTGACCGGTCCCGGGTCCTCACCTGCCGCGTTGGCCTTTTCCCAGGCCTGTTGCTCCACGTGGCCGCGCTGTAGCCATTCCTTCACCGTCACGGGGTGGACGCCCGCCATGTCGCACGCGCGATCGACCGAGCCCGTCCCGGCGACCTGCCCGACCAGCAGATCGCGAATTCCTTGGCACCATGCACCCGGTCCCTTGCGGCGCGGGTTCGGCAGCACGGACGCAAGCGCGACGTCGAGCCATGCGGGGCGCTGACCCGGTGTCCATGCCGTCGGTTGACCGAGAGCACCGCCCTCTCGGGGCTTCGTCGGGTCTCCGCGACGCTTGCGGGGCTTCGTACTAGCCATGCAGGGATGATAGTGCTACCTATGCAGGCATGAGCAAAACCGCAAAACCGCAGTGGGTACTAGACCGGGAGCGCGAGATCGAGGTCATGGGTCCCCCGCCGGCCAGCGGCGCGAGTGTGGGCGACCTCTTGGGCGTCGGGCTCGGCCTGGCCATCCAGGCGGGCCTTGTGGTGGTCCTTGCCGTGGTGCTCTACCTCATCGGGCGGGCGGTGGTCGGATGAGCTCCGCCTTCATGGTGATCGTCTGGCTGGCCGTCGTGGCCGTCCTGGGATTCGTCCGCGAGACCACCGGGGGCCGCCATGGGTAGCCCCGCACCGTCCTACCCGCTGACCCAGGCTGCCCTCGCGGCCTATGACGAAGAGGACGCGGCCTTCCATGCGTGGCTCCAGGCCCTGCCGGACGCTCCGCCGTGGGATGAAGCCGAGCGCAGCCATGACGCCTTGGACGCCGCGGCCCATGCCGTCTCCGAGGCCTGGGCCACGGAGACGGCTGACCGGTGGCCATGGGAAGTGGCCGTCATGGTCCGGCCCGGCCCGTGGCTGCGCGCCCAGATCGGCGGTGCCGCATGACCGATGCACCCGTATCCCGTCCCCGCCCGACGACCGAGCCCTACGGCCTGGAGCGCGAGCGGCTCGCCCGACTCCAGCGAGAAGCCGATGCGTTGGCGGAGCGCGACCGAGCTCGCCGCGAGCAGCACGCTCGCTCGGCCGCGGCGCTCTACCGGGGCGCCGCCCTGCTTGGGGGTGCCCGATGAGCCGCGCTACCACGGGCCACGTCCTGGTCCGGATCGATGACCTCCGCGACCGGCTCCACGATCGATGGCTCGCCACGCCGGGCCTGGCCCCGACGTGCACGCTCCTGGACGTCCTGGAGGACCTGGCGGCCCTGGGATGTGAGCGCGCGGCTGCCATGCTGGACCGCGAGCGCCGGAGGCCCCAGGCATGACGCGCCCGCTCCACGGCTGGATCGTCTCCGACGGCCAGACCCTGCGGCTCCGCTCGGTCCCTCGGCGCCGCGGTGGCTCCGAGCTTGCCCAGCGCCGCGTCGGGCCCGATGTCATCGAGGCCTTCGATCGCCAGGAGCCCGGCGAGGCCACGACCCAGGATCCGGCGGTGCGGCCCGGCTCGGTCATTGATGGCCGGTGGGTGCTGCTCGGCGGGCGGCAGGTGTGGCCATGACGTCCAAGATCCGAGGGGCCGACGCGCCGGACGTACTCGCCGCATGGGAGCGCCGCCGTTCGCTGGAGCCCGACCAGAGGCACAACCTTCGCGCCGAGATCGCCGATCTGATCGAGCGGGCTTTTCGCTACGGGTGCGATGTCGGGACGGCGGCCGAGCGCGACCGCGTGCGAAAGGTGCTCGGCCTGTGACCCAGCTCGGCCCGCCGACCTCCGCCGTTGGGGTCGTGCTGCCATGAGGTCCGCCGCGCTGTACCTCGGAGACTGCCGCGAGCTCCTGCGGTGGCTCCCGGACTGCTCGGTGGACGCCGTCATATGTGACCCGCCCTACGAGATCGGCTTCATGGGCCACGGGTGGGACGTCACCGGGATCGCGTTCGACCGCGAGGTGTGGCGCGAGGTCCTGCGGGTCCTCAAACCCGGCGGTCACGTCATCGCCTACGGGGCCGCTCGCACGTACCACTGGCTCGCCTGCGCGGTGGAGCTTGCCGGGTTCGAGATCCGGGACATGGTGCCGTGGCTGCAAGGCCAGGGCATGCCCCACGGGGATGACATCTCAAAGCGCATCGACAAGGACGCGGGAGCGGTGCGGCCCGTGGTGGGCAAGCATCCTCGCCCGGCCAGCAACGGCAAGGCGGGCACGCTCGCGCTCGGTGGAGCCTGGCAGGACGCGCCGGTCATCACCGCCCCGGCGACTCCCGAGGCCGCCCAATGGGAAGGGTGGAACACCCAACTGGCCCCCGGGCATGAGCCGGCCGTGCTGGCCCAGAAGCCCTGCTCGGAGCGCACCATCGCGGCCAACGTCCAGCGGTGGGGCGTGGGTGGGCTGAACGTAGGAGCGTGCCGGCTGGAGGGTGCCGGCGGTGGCACGCGGTGCTCGTGGTGGCCCGCGAAGTGCCAGGGGCACGGCACCGGGAACGAGCGCGCACAGTCGGGCGCCACGAACCACGGCAGCCCACCGCCCGGCTGGCCAAACGTGTCGACCGGCCGCTGGCCCCCGAACCTCACCCTGAGCGAGGCCGCGGCGGCGAGGCTTGATGCCTTGGTGGGGAAGCGGACGATCGGTACCGCGGTCAAGCGCAACCTGGGCCCGGACGGTGGCTCGCCCGGCCGCATTGGCTGCGCGCCACGATCGCAACAGCAGGAGGACATCCACCGTGGTGGAACCGGGGCCGTGTCCGAGTTCTTCTACACCCCCAAGGCCGCGACCCGGGAGCGTGAGCAGGGCTGCGAGCACCTGCGGTGGGCCAAGGGCCCCGGCGGTGGCTTCGTGCCCTGGGAGCCCGGCATGGTGCTGCTGGTCGACAAGGACGGCCAGCCCATCGGCAACCCCCACCCGACGGTCAAGCCGCTCGCCTTGATGCGCTGGCTCGCCCGCATGGTGACCCCGCCGGGCGGCTTGATCCTGGACCCCTTCATGGGCTCGGGCACCACCGGGGTTGCGGCCGTGCGCGAGGGGTTCCGGTTCATCGGCTCCGACATGACGCCCTGGGCCCATGCGGTGGCCCGAGCCCGCATCCGGTGGGCGCAAGGCCTGGGCGTGGCCCTGGAGGACGTGCCGCCGCCGGTGGCCGGCCTGGCCGTCCAGGGGAGCCTGTTCTGATCACGATATACCGGTGAGCCAGCCGGAACTTTTCTGACCAGCCGGCCGGTCAATGCAATACTTGTTGACGGCGGGCGGGCGATCGTCAATGGTGCCGCCCATGCAACGCCTCGCCGTCCTTGCCCTCCTTTCGCTTTCCGTAGTGGTCGGCTGCGACTCAGAGCCTCCCGATATGGAGTTCAGGTCGCTTCAGCGCTTCTCATACAATTGGGGCATCGGCACACTGTATGTCGTGGCCGACAATACCGCTGATCTGGTGCGGGTGAATCCGCGACTGATCGATCCCTTGTGCGAGGCCTTCGCCACCCCGGCCGAGACGATCGCGCTCGCCGATGCGCTCGCCGATGGCGAGACCGGGGCCGTGTTGCTGGAGATGGACTTGACCAGCGGCGACTATGCCCGCGTCGGATCCGAGTTCCTCGGCGGCTGGGTGCGGCACCTATACACCAGCAACGGCCCGGGCAACGCGGCCGCGCAGGTCAATCCGTATTTCTGCCGGATCGGATTTCTGCCGGACGGCCAAGGCGGACCCGATGCCGACCAGGTGATCGGCATGCTGGACGACGCGGCTGCGTTCGCCGGCTCCTAGGCCACCAGCAGCACGATCGATCCGGTGCCGCCGGCCACGCCATCCAGACCTGGAGGCGTGGCCTGGTTCGTTCCACCAAGCCCACCGGCCCCGCCGTTGACCTGGATCGTGCCAAGGGTGCCGCCTACAGCCTCGCGATGGACCACGAACACGCGGCCACCACCGCCGCCGCCTCCTCCGCCCACACCGTCAGAGCCGAGCACGACCGCGTTTCCTCCGGCTCCACCGTTGGCCCGGATGGTCCCCTGATTGTCGATCCTGCGGGCCCACAAGACCAGGACGCCCGCACCGCCCCCGCCCCCGCCCGCCGTGCCGCCGTCGTACACGGCACCAGAGCCGCCGCCGGAGCCACCGCGCCAAGCCGTGATGCTGCCCGTCGGATAGCCCAGCGCGGCCGCGGCGTGCCGACTGCCGCCAACGCTCGCCGCCGGGGCCGTGAACGTCCCGCCCGCGCCGCCGGCGTTGCCCTGCTCATCGATCCCGCCTGCGCCACCCTGTGCGCCGAGGGCAAACGTGATGCTGGTGCCGACCGTGCCCGCACGGCCCGGCGCCGTGTCGGTCGCACCGTTGGCGCCAGCCGTACCGCCGCCGAGGCTCCCGACGGGCGCTCCTGCGCCGCCCGTGGCCCCGCTCGCCGCTCCGCCATCGGCATGGATCACCCCGCCGACCGCCACGGAGAGCAGGCCGGCCACGAACACCCGGAATCCGGCGGTGGCCAACGTCGACCCGTTCGGCACCGTCAAGTCGTCGTAGTACGTATCGGCGGCAAGCGTGGTCGTACCTGCGCCAAGTGTGACGACGCCGGCTGAGCCGTCGCCATAGACGGCCGTCCCCTGCTCGTCGCGCGAGAACTGGCTCCACTCCTGGGCGCGGGCCAGCCACTCATTCTCCGACTGGGCCAGCCGCTCGCCTACAGGCGTGGCTCCGGCGGCCGCCCATGCTTCGATCCCGGTCGCGACCCGGCGAGCCGCGCCGTCCCATGTTGGCGTGCCGGGCACGACATAGACGCCGTCGGTCGCGTAGGCCGGTAGGTCGTACTGAGGGGCGCTGGACGTCGGCACACCGGGAGGCTATTCGCCGCCGATCGGCTGCCCGGTGGCGTACCACGATCGAGAGTCGCTGACCCCCGTGGTGCTCCCGTAGCGGCCAGGCTCGCGCGTCGTCGCGCCCGTCGTGCTCGCGTAGCCGCCCACGTCGGCGGCGGTCCAGGTGGACAGCAGGGCGCCGACGCCCGCGGCCGGCACGTCGGCCAGGACGTCCAACAAAACAAGGAACACGTCGGTCGCGACGTCGGGCGCCGAGATCACGATCGTGGCCGGCCAGATCTCGCGCACCCGCACGTCGTCACCAAGGAGCGATCGCGTCAGCTCCACGAGCTCGGGGATCGTGCCGCTCGAGAGCAGTGACGCGGCCTCGGCCCGGATGGCCAGCCGGTAGAGCGCATCGCTCAAGCCCTGCCGCGGGCGCCCCACGAGCGCGCCGATCTCGTCCAACACGGTCCCCTCGGCGTTGACGAGCCATCGGCCTTGATCGACCGAGCCCACGGCGGCCTCCATGTGGGCCATGCCCTGGCCGATCAGGGTCAGCAGGGTGTCCCACCCCGGGGCGTTGCTCAGCTGGTACCACCGGCGGCGGCGGGCCGTCGTCTCGGCGTCCAGCTCCCCCGGCCCGATCGGCAGCAGGGGCGCGTCGCGGTCCGTCTGGTCCGTGCCCTCGCGCTGGGCCCAGGGGATCGTGCCGAACGTGACCGGGGGGACGAAGGCCATGGCGGGAGGCTAGAACAGCCGGCCCTGGCCGAGTTGCTCGTTCACGATGTCGACCCAGCGCCGGCCGTCGCGCTCGCGGTGGCCGAGGTCGCCGCCCACGAAGCGCCGGCCGTGGCGATGGCAGGCCAGGGCTACGGTGCCGGAGCCAACGAATGGGTCGCACACGAGGCCGTCGGGCGGGGAGTAGCAAAGCACGTAGGCATCGGCGAGAACGCGGGAGAATGGCGCGTGGTGCTCTTGCTCCGTGGTCCCTGGCTTGCACCACAGAGCCGTCGTCACCTGTCGCGTGTCCGCTTGTACGTGCGCGGGGTTCTTGATCGTTCGCCCGTCCGGGTGGCGCGTCGTCGTCTTCTGTCGTGCGCCCGCCGATACAGCCGGGGTCTGATAGGCCGTGTGGTCAAAGTGCGGGTTTGCGCCGGGCCGAGCGAACACGTGTACTGGCTCCCAACCGCTGCGCCACCGCACCCAGAAACGACCCGGTGCACCATCGCGCACGTACGCGCAGTGCTCTAGGTACCGGAACCCGATCACCTTGGCCCAATCAAGCGCCACCTCGAACGCGATCAAGCTCCGTTCGCTCTCGCCAAGCTCGGGCCGCCACACCTTGACGGGCCCATCGACGTTGAGCGCGCACACGCCCCCGGGCTTGAGCGCATCGAACACGGCGCGGCCCAGCCGGTGGTAGCCCTCAAGCGTGGTGTCGAACGTCGCATAGCCCTCGTGATTCTCCCGCGCGTCCGGGTAGGGCGGGCTCGTGAGCACCAGATCGGCCCCGCCGGCATCCCGTGCGGCCACGAGCGAATCGAAGGCGTCGCGGTGCTGGACATCGAATGCACTCATTCGTGCATAAGTAGCACGCCGGGCGCCCGGGCGGCTAGACGACCGCGACGGTGATCCGCGTGCTGGACACCCGGAGGATCTCATTGCTGGCCACCGTGATGTCGGCGGCGGCGAGGGTCGGAGGATCGCCCGGGGCCGCCGTGGCGTCGGCCGTGATCACGATGGCCGAGATGCCGGGCACGGTGAGCAAGATCGGCAGGTTGACCGCGACGCGGTAGAAGTCCTGGCCGAGCCCCAGCGCGTCGTCCAGGTAGTCCACCACGGCCTCCAGGATCGCGCCCTCGGGGTCACCCGTGCTGGGGAAGCCCTCACCGGCCGTGACCTCGATCTCCAGGTGCAGATACAGCTCGGTGCCGGGCGACACGCCCACGCGGTGGAGTTCGCCCACCTCGTCCTCGACCGTCACCTCGGTACCGCCCCATGCCCGGATGCCGGCGGGCTTCTGGATGAACACCACCTCGCCCACCTGCTGGGCCGTCGCGGTCCCGATCCACGTGACCTCGAAGCTATGGCCCGGACGGCCTTCGATCGTCACGCCCTGGACGTTCTCGTCCACCCGGCAGTATTCGACCAGCGGGTCGGGGAGCTCGCTCAGCACGGCGGCCCGGATCCGTTGCGGCGTCCCGCGTCCGCCCACGTTGATCGTGTCGAGGTGCCGCGCCCTGAAGTCCACGTCGGTCTCGCGGTCGCGGCCCGGCGTGCCGTCTGCCGGGTTGACGATGCCCTGGAGACCGGTGGCCGGCGCCGCGATCTCGATCAGCGTGCCGGCCAAGACGACGCGCGGGCCCGTGACGGCGCCGGCCATCTCGAGCGCGACACCACCGTAGACGGCCGCGCTGCCGGGGTCGGTCGACGCAGGTGAGATCGCGGCCGCGATCCAGCTTCCCTGGATCACGATCACCCACCGGTCGGCGTTTGGGTGCGGGTGGGTCGTCACCGTGTAGTCGGGCCAAGTCGACACGATCTCGGATGCCAGGCCCTCGGCCACGTCTTGGGCCGAGGTGCTGCTGGCGTCGAACGTCTGCGACACCGGACCGCCGCCATCGTCGAATTCGATCCCGTAGGTGTCGCCGTCGATAGCTCGCAGGACCTCGTAGACCACTACGGCGGCGTCATCGGCCGCCGGGATCGTGCCGGCTTCCTGCACGACGTATCGATCGCCGTCGGTCGGGCCGGCCGATGACACGGTCGCCGCTGGACCCGTGCCGACGCCGTCCCACACGACCGTCGTCGCATCGCCGTACCAGATCGCCGTCACGCTGGTCGGCAGGGCGGGCAGGCGCACGCGTCCGAAGATGTCGAGCAGCTGGTCGAGCGCCACGCCGCTGGCGGTGCGGAAGAACGAGCTCGCCCACACGCTCTGGAGGGCGTCGCTCTGGAGCGTGTGGCCCAGCGTCAGCGTGTCGACGACGAGCCCGAAGGGTGTCTCGGCGCGCGTGTCGGCGTCGGGCCCGTAGGCGGCGCGCCATCGCGTCTCCCAGAACGCGCGCCAGTCCGCGTAGCGCCAGAGCGGGAGGCCGGTCTCTCCGACGACGAGCGGATCGGGCATGGCGGGAGGCTAGGGCAGGAGCGCCGCGCGGGCCTGCTGGGCCATGGCCGTGATGGCCTCCAGGATCTCGGCCGGCGTGGCCACGATGGTGATCGTGGCCGGCGCGCCACCGTGCTGGCCGTCGAGCACGAGCACGACCGTGCTGTCCCCGGGGCTCAGGGCTTCCAGGCGAGATGCGTCAGCGAAGGCCATCGAGAGCGAGTCGGTTTGCATGGCCCGAAGGCTACACCAGGATCGTGATCGAGCCGCGCAGTGCAGCTCGTCGTCGCTGGTCGGCCAGGCTCGCCTGGGCCGCGTAGCTCACCGTCGCCGTGCGGTCCTCGATCTCCACCGTGGTCTGCTGGGCCACGATGCCGGGGCGCGACAAGACGCCGCGCTCTCCCACGACCTGAGCCAGCACGCCCGGGCTCGCGCCGCTCTCGAGCAACGGGCCCCACGGGATGCCAAGATCCAGGCGCGTTGGGATCTCGCCCTGCCGGAGCCCCAGGTATAGCCGCAGGTCCTGCTCGATGGCCTCGATGCCATCGACGAGCGTGAAGCCCTGGTCGTCGAGCACAAGATCAAGCGTCGTGGGATCGACGGCCCAGGTTGAAGGCATGGTGGGATGGTAGGGCGGCGTCGCGTGTGCTAGCGTGGCGGCCATGAGTGACACCCGAACGAACGACGAGATCCTGGCCGACGTCCAGGCCTTGGTGGACTCCATCCCGCCCAACCTGCCGCGAGCCACCGTGCTGGACCCGCGCGCGCTGGAGCGGGTCGAGGGCTTGCCCTGTCTCCCACCCGGCTTGATGTTCCGCCACGCCATGGAGACCCTGCGCGCCTACCTGGCCGCGATCCGCCCCCGCCGCTCCCGTCAACTCCGCTCGCCGCGTCGCCGGCAGCAGCTGCGCACGTGGGCCCGGTTGACCGGCGGCCGGCTCATCCGCACGCCGGCCGAGCGGCGCACCATCGTAGGCCTAGACCGGCGCCGCGGAGCACCGGCCTCGGTCGGCCCCGCGACCACGGAGGACTCCCAGGCCTTCACGACGTGGCTGGCCACCCGCGAGCGGTGGGGCTTGGTGGCCGACGCGAGGCCGCGCCGCTCGGGCGAGGTCATCCTGGCGCAGCCGCTCACGCCCCAGGGGTAGCTACTCGGCCACCGTCTTGGTCGTGGCCATCGCGGGCAGGGCGACGGAGACCCCCAGCGCCGTGATGGCACCGGCCAGGCTTGTGATGTAGGCGCCCGACACGGCCGGGAGGTTTCCGGCGAAGGGCGGCGGGCCGGCGGCCGTGGCCCACGTCGTGAACGCGGTGGACATCGTGCCCACGAACGAGGCGATCGCGGCCGCGTGCGGCGTGTAGAGCACCACGGGCGAGGCGGCCGTTGCTCCCAGGACGATGCCGGCCGGTCCCCCATCGATCACGATCCGGGCCGGCACGTCCATGGGGATCGAGACCGATGCCGTACCGTCCTCGCGCCCCATGTAGAACGTGCGCGCGGCTCGGGCCACCATGGGGCGGGCCAGCGAGGAGAGCCACGGCAGGCAGAAGACATCGCGGCCGCTGTGCATGGCCTCGCTGCTCGGGTCGAACGCTTGCCCGGTCGTCCACCACTGCCGGAACTCGCGGGCGAGGCCGACCACGATCACTTCGTCGCCGGCCTCCAGTTCGCCGGCCAGGAGCATCCGGCCGAAACGCCACCAACCCACGGGCACCCTGGGTAGGGGCTGCTCGTCCACGATCGTGCCGGCGCGGCCACGCCCGGCGAAGAACCGCCGCCGCCGCACGAGTTGGAGGTCGGCCGTCTGGTCGGGGTGCCAGGCCAGGACCTTGGCCACCCGGATCCCCGTGATGGCCTCCAGGGCGCCGCGGATCAGCGAGGCTCGCACGTCCAGCGGCCCGGGCTCGTCGATAGCGCGCGCGGTAGGCATGCTTGCAGGGTAGCGGGTCGCCGTGCTAGGTGTGTAGACATGAGCACAATCGACGATCACCGGGAGCGCCTGCAAGACCTGGGGCACGAGCTTGGTATCCCGGTCGTGGTAGGCGCGCGGCCCAAGGGAGCGCGCCCGCTGGGCGATGCCCCGCTGGGGGCCCAGCTATGCCGCGGGCGTGACGGCACATTGCTGGTCCACGCGGAGACGATCGAAACCGTCGGGGACGTGGAGGCCACGCTGCACGAGCTCGCCCACGGGGTCGTGGGGCTTGATGTCGAATGGCCGTGTTTCGAGCGTGAGGCCGTGTGGGCGCTCCGCTTCGGGTCCGCCGTGGCGGCCGAGGTTGCCCGTGTGGCCTGGAAGTCGGGCGGATACCAGCCCTAGCGGGGCCGTGCCAGGGCCTGGACCAGCGCGCGCCCGGCCGGGCCCGGGCATTCCTTCTCGCTCACCTCGCCATGCCCGATCACCCACTGCGGGCCAAAGCGCTGCTCTGCGTCCTCGACCAGCCACCGCACGGCCGCGCGCTCGGCCTCCGTGGTCTCCAGGCCCTTGCCCAAGAGCACGATCCCGTGGGTGCTCATGTTGAGCGACGGTGGGGCCGTCTTGCAATGACGCCCGAGCAAGCCCCAGCCGAGCAGCTGGTAGATGTTGCCCCATTCATCCACGGCCCAGTGGTACCCGGCCGCTGGCCAGCCGCGCCCGCCCTTGTTGACCATCCGGGTGCCGCGCTCGTCCGTCACCTCCACCATGCGGCGCGGCGCCGTGTGGACCCGGTGGATCTTGCGGACCCGCTCCAGGGCGTGCTCGGGCGAGGTTGGCCGGACGCTGGCCGTGCAGTGCAGCACGATGCCGGCGCGCCGGGGCAGGCGAGCCGACACGCGGGGCTCCGGGAGCCCGACGTCGCGGCGGCCGAGCAGGCGAGCGATCGCGGCGGGCGGCAAGACGTCCGGCTGCACCAGCGTGGCCGGCATGACCTCCACGGTCGGCAGGTCGTCCGGCGTGGGCTCCGGGGGCTGGTCTTGCTCGGGCGGCTCGGGTTGCTCGCGGCGGCGGCGGGACATGCCTGGGAGGCTATCTTCGGGGTCATGTCGCTTTTCGGTTGACCGGATGCCGCGTTCGTACTAGCTTGATTCTTGTGAACACCGCAACCCGCCCGCTGGCCATTCAGCAACTCCACACCCTCGACACCGTGCGCGAGCTACAGCAGGCCGCGCTCGTTTCGAGCTTCCGGGCACCGACCGCCGGGCCACCGTGGGGCCGCGGAGCGTGAGCCTCTACCGCGTCCTGGACCGCAAGGCCCAGGACTTCCGCAACGTCCCGACCAGCGACACCGAAGCGCTTCGCCGCGCTCTCACGGAGACACCATGAGCACCGACAACGGCACGCTCCCAGGCGACTGGCAGGCATACCCGCGCGACCCGGAGCCCCTTGGCCCGTGTGGCTGCGACGACTGCACCCCGGCCACCGATGGCTCCTATTGCGAGGCGTGTGGCGAGGACATCGCCCCGAGCACGGTGGGGCCATGACCCGCCGCCGCGAGACCCCCGACGCCGCGCCGCCGCGTGGCCGCGTGGTCTGCCCCGCTTGCGGTGGCGATGGCTACGGCGTGGAGCCGGGCGGGTGCGAGCCGTGCAGCGGCCGCGGCCATGTGCCGGACCGTCCGCTTCCGAGACGAGGTGAACCATGAGCGGCGGACGAGCGAGCTACCTCAAGTGCCCCGCGTGCGGCCGCGCCAAGGGCGTGGAGCGTGGGCATTACGTCGGCTTCGACGCGCCCGACGACTACGAGGTGGTGAGGATCGACGCCCGCGAGTGCCTCACCTGCCACGCTCGGTGGCTCCGCTGCGGAACGGTGATCGAGCGCCGGGCCCCGCGGCTGAGCTACAAGACCGATCCTGCGGCGCGCGCGGCCGTCGTCGCTGCGGTGCAGGCCGAAGCCAGGGCGATGGACGAGCGGGCGGCGTCCATGCGAGAAGACGCCAAACGGGCACGGGCGATCGCTGGTCGCATCGCCTCGCTGTCCGGCTAGATCGGGTTGGGGTCCCGCGGGTCGTGTCGCTTTTCGGTTGACGGACGGCCGCGCGTGTATTAGCTTAGTTCTTGTGAGCACCCGAACCTCCCCCAAGCAGTCCGCCGTGTTGCTCTACCTCGCCGCTCGCCCGATTGCAGGCGCGGCGAGCATCCTCGAGATTGTCCGCCGCGTCGACGGGTGCGACCGCGGGCACGCGGCCGGGTATGCCCGGGTCCACCGGCTCGCCCGCCGCGGGCTGCTGCGGCTCGTCCCCTCGGGGGCGCAGCAGCGCGTGCTCATCACTGCACGAGGGCTTGGCGCCCTCGCCTAGCCGCATCGTGGCCGGCACCCCAGCCCGCTCCCTCGACTCTTCCCAGTCGAGGGGCGGGCTTTCGGGGTGCCATGTCCAGATTCACGATCCCATCCCCTGCTCCTCTTGCGGTTCGTTCGGCGTTCCGGCCCATCTCGTGGCGCGACGTCGATGGCCCGGCACCACTGCGCGCCGCCTTGCGCGGGTACACCGGCTACATGGGCAGTGGCTGGGCCGCGTCCGTCGACATCGACGGACACACCTACCGCCTGCGTGGCGGCGGCGGGTTGGGCGGCCCGCGCTCGCGTGCGGTAGCCGGCGAGCCCGGATGCTACGCGCTTGCGGTCGACGGCTGCGTCTACGAAGTCCTGCTGCCGGCCACCACGCCGGTGCCCTGCCCGCTCGACGCCGACGTCACGCTCCAGGCTTTGGAGGAAACGGAGCTCGCGGCACTTGACGTGCCGCTCCCGTCGGACACCGACGAGTGGGAGGACTAGATCGGGCTCGACAACCGCAGCACCGCGGCGCTGGCCATGTCGCCGCTGCGGTTGTCGATCGCGTGCTCGACGGCCTCCACGCGGTAGGTCCCTCGTTGCTCGCTGGACGCCAGCGCGACCAAGTGCCCGCACCGCAGCGCGCTGGCCAGGGCGCACCGGATCCGCAGGCCCTGGCCGTCGATCGGCTCGGCCTCTTGGTAGAGCCGAATCGCGTTGGGCAGCGGCTCGGGCGACACGACGAGTGGCTGGCCCGGCAGGCTCTCGCCCTCGCCCAGGATCCAGATCTGGCCGTCCTCCACCCACCACAAGAGCCGGAGGGCGTCGCACATGTCTTGGATCGCGGCCGCACAGTCGCCAACGCACGACAGGCCCCCGACGAGCACAAATCCCTGGAGCGCGGCGAGTCCCTGGGTCGGCGCGAGATCGAGGCCCAGCGTGGTGGCCAGGTAGGCCAGGACGGCCCCGCTGGTCGTGCCGGGCGCGAACTGCTTTGACGCCACGGCCTTGGCCAACTGGAACCCGCCATCGGTGGCCTGGATCTCCGTGATCCAGTCGGGCCCCTGCCGTCGCGATCGCACGCTCGTGGCCGTCCCGCGGAAGACCTCTTGCAGCGCGCCGCCCCAGCCGGCCTCCAGGATCACGGCCGCCATGCCGGCCAGCGTGGACGTCACGATCTGGCCGCCAGGGCGCAGCACGCCGTCCACATTGACGACCGCTTGCGGCGGGAGCCACTGCGCGACCGATCGCACCGTGCCGGCGATCGTGTCCCGGGTCGTCTGCGAGAGGCCCAGGATCCGGATCGTGGCCGTTTTGGGCGCCGGGCTGAGCGTGTTGGTCACGCTGGCCTGGATCCACAGCTGGGGCTCGGCTGGCACGCCCGGCAGTGGTGGCCGGGCATTGATCACGATCGGCGGCGTGGCAGCTCCGCCCAGGTCCTGCGGCGGGTAGACGGTCAGCCCGACCCCGCGGTCGTACTGTCGGAGGGCCGCCACGCTCGGAGGCTAGAGGGGCCGCCGGTGGGCCCCACGGGGCCTAGGACCCGGGCCAGCGTGGCGTCGGTCTCCCGTGCCTCGGGCGAGCCGCCCAGGGCCAGCACGACGTCGCGCACCTGCCCGTCGCGGCACCGCTCCAGGAGCGCACGGGTGCCCGGGACGGCCGCCAGACCGAGCCCGCCCAGCACGTGGTAACGGCCGGGCCAAGCCCGGGTGATCGAGCGGCGAGCGGCCGGCGTCGTGACGACCAGGATCGTCTCGGCCGGTCCGCGCTCGCACCCACAGGTCGGGCCGTCCACGTCGTCGCCACAGATCGAGCACCGTAGGACCTGGGCCTCTTGCTCCACCGCGCAGGCCAGGGCTCGCCGGTAGTCCTCCGGCTGGGCCCCGATGGCAGCGGCGAGCCGAGCGGCCGTGACCTCGCCCACGCGGGGCAGACGGGCGAGCAAGCGGGCGAGGCTATCCGCCATAGCGCCGGGCAATCTCCTCGGTGGTGGCTGGCCTGGCCGTGCCATCGGCGGACGAGAGCGTGGCCAAGAACAGGATCAGGGTACGGCGATTCTGGTCGTGCCCTTCGATGCGCCGCCCTGACGGGGAGTAGATGGGGATCTTGCCGCCGATGGCACGACCGGCCCACCCCACCAGGATCCATGTCTTGGGCATCCCCCGAGCGATGCGCCGGGGGACCAGGACAGGTCGCAGCCCTTCGATCAACAGCGCGAGCGACAGGCGCTCGCGCTCGGTCTTGGCGCTCGCGAGCGCGTCTTGCAGCGTCGCGTCCAGGGTCTCGTCGCTCACGTCCCGCGTGCTCATTCAACACACCTAGCACGACGGCGCCCCGGGGTCAAACAGCGCAACCTGAGCGCCCGGATCCTCCAGGCCTCGCCGCTGCTCCGCTCGTCGTGCTGCCCCTGCGGCGCTCTCGTCTTGGTGGCACCACGGGCAGAGGGTCCTGAGGTTGCGCGGGTCGTACGGGTGGCCGCCCTCCGAAATCGGCACCACGTGGTCCACGTCCCACCAGTCGCGCCGCCGCTCCAACAGGTCGAAGGCCAGCCGGGTACCCGTCGCCCGGCCGAGCGCGGTCAGGAGCCGGCCCACGGCCGCGCAGGTCTCGTGCCCCGACCAGCGCATCCCGCCGCCGCGACGTCGCCAGAGCGCCAAGACGATCGCCCGGTAGCGCTGGCAGTCAAGGCCGCACAGGGCGCAGCGCTCGCGGTCGCGCTCCCGCAGGGCCTCGCGCTGGTGCTGCGGCTGGGTGGCCTGGTAGGCATCCACGCACCACTGGCTGCACCACGTGGAGCGCCGGGCCTCCGTGACCTTGCCGGCGCACCACGTGCACTCGCCCCGGCGGCCAGGACCGACGATCACACCCCGGCGACCACGGAGCACCACGCGGCCCGAGGGGCTGATCCGATCGCCGTCGCGGGGAACCGGCATGGCTTCACTCGCGCGTGCAGCCGCCCGCGTTGACGCATGCCGCGTAGGACTCGCAGGGCTTGCCGTCGGGGCACCGAGGCGCGGCTCCGCCCTGCCCACCCGAGGCCGTGACGTCAGCATAGATCTCATGCGGCCACCCCGTATAGCGCTTGGTCACCGCGCGCGATGTGACGATCGGCGGCGGGGCGTTGTGCAAACCGCGGAGCGCCTCAACGTGCGCGACGTCCAGGTCCGGCGTCGCCACGGTCAAGGCATCCAGGCGCTCCGCCGCCGCGTTGATCGCTGCGGCCGCGGCCTCCAGGCGTTCGGCCAGGGCCACGGTGTCCAGCGCTCCGCCCTGCCGCTCCAGCGTGGTGGCGATGTCGCGCAAGCGGAGGGCCGATCCTGGGGACGTGCTCGGGTAGGTCTCGATCGCGTCGGCGATCTCGCGCAGGGCCGCGATCGTGCTCGTGGAGTTCATTGCGACACACTAGCACGACCATCGCGCCGTCGCTACAGGTCGGCCTCGGGCCGGTACACGAGGCCGTGGGTCGTGCGCCACGTGTTGAAGCCGCTGGGCTCCGCGCCCTGGCCCGTCGTGTCGATCACGAAGAGCAGGCCGGGCGGCAGGTTGGGCAGGCGCGCGCGGTGGGGGCGAAAAACGTCGGCCTGCGCGACCAAGGCCTGGCCCTGGATCAGGAAGCGGCCGGCGCTGTCCAAGACGTCCACGGACCAACGGAAATCCCGGGCGTTCATCCACAGCCGCAGGCCGATCCTGACCCCGTCCAGCACGGTTGTGCCGATCAACGTGGCGGCGAACGGGTCGGCGCTCTGGAGGTCTTGGATCGGCAGATCGGCCACCCCGGGAGGCTAGACCGGTGCGCCGTACTGACGCGCCTGGGTCTCGCCGTAGACCCGTGCCACAACGCCGAACCACCAGGCCAGCACGTCGAAATCGGGGTAGTACAGGTATCCGTCGCGGTCGCCGATCCACAGGTGGCGAGCCTCCGCGGTCGGCTCCGTCGGAGGGTGGAACACAAAGCCGGACAACCGGGCCAGCAGCACATAGTGGGGATCGCCGCGGTCGGCGTTGGACCACCAGAAATCGAACAGGGCGATCTCGATCTTCATGCCATCGGTGGCCCAGGCCGCCACCGCGTTGCCGTGCGGGTCGCGTTGCTCCACCGTGTGGGCGTGCTGCCGGATCTGGGCCAGCGGGATCCCGGTGTCGCCCGCTTGCATGCGGTCCGTGTCGCCGCCGTCGCGGCTCAGGGTGTCGAGCCATGCGCCAAAGGTGCTCATGCTAGCAACGCTAGCACACCGCGGGCGGCGGGGCTAGGCCACCGGCAGCGTCACGCCCGTATCGACCGGGACGATGGTCGATGTCCCGGGCGTCAGGCTCCCCAAGTTCTGCGAGCCCAGCGAAAACGCAACCGCGGCGTCGGCCAGTACGGCCAGCTGGTCGACTGTCGCGATCTCGATCTCGCGCATGACCAGCGAGCACACCAGGGCGCGGCCCGTATCGGCGGTGCGGATCGTGCCAATGCGCTCGAACACCATCGACTGGTAGACGCGAAGTGTGGTCACGAAGTCGAACGGTACCCGCGTGTCCGCGATAGCCAGCAGCTGCTCGTAGAGCGCCCGCGCGCGTCCGGCCACCGACGGCGTGACCAGCCGATCCGTCATGTCGGCCAGCACGGCCTCGCAACTGAACGGGACGGCCAGGCGCTGGACGTGATCGGTCGTCCGGGCCCCGCCCTCGATCGGCGCCGACGTGACGGCGTACTGGATCCCGTGGTCCTCGCGGATCGTGCAGTCGAAGCTAAACGGCTCGGCCCCGCTGCCCTGGAGGAAGCCCAGGAAGCCGCCGGGCCAGATCGTGGGCCGGTCCTGGATGATGTCGATCGTCATGGGCTCAGGGCTCCTTCGCCGCGTTCGATGATCTTCCGGTAGTCGTCCGACAGGATCCGCCGAACCGCGGTGGTGAATACCTCGGCCGCGCCGTCGGGCGTCAGTGCGCCGCCGACTTGTTCCGGCACGTTCACCGTGATCGTGTTGTGCTGCGACTGGTCGATCGTCACGAAGCGCGCGCCGTCCGTCGCATGGCGGGCCGCGTCGGCTCCACCGATCTGGGTGAGCCGTCCGAACAGGGCCGCATCGGCGGATTGATTCGACAAGTCGACGCCCGTCTTGCCGGTCAGGACCGACGCGGCGGCCTGCCGAGCCACGACATCGCCGGCCCCTTCGTCCAACTGCTTGGCCGCCGCTACTAGAGCCGCACGGCGAGCCTTCGCCGTGGCACCGCTGGCCTCGGCCAGGGCCGTGATCTCGGCGCCCAGCCGCGCCTCGGCATCGCGGGTGTCAACGCCGGCCGTACCGCCCCCTCCGCCCTTGGCCTTGCGCCGATAGGCCTCCGCTCGCTTGCGGCGTTCCTTCGCTTCGCGCTCGCGCTCGCGCTTGGCCTTGGTTTGCTCCACGCGTTGCTGGTAGGCCACGTTCTCGGCTTCGAACGCTGCGTCCTCTCGCTCGATCGCCGCTGGCAGGTAGCGCTGCGCCTGCGCCCGTACGGCCGGTTCTTGCGTGACGTCGCGGGCAAGCTCGTCGAGCTTTCGAGCGGGCATCGACGGATCGACGTACGCATGATCGGCGATCCCCTGCGCACGACGGCGAGCGGCATTCTCGGCCTCCAGCGCACTGCTCCCTCGCGTGCTCGTCGTCGGCGTGTCGTCCAGGCCAAGGCCGGTCTGGATCTCGGCCACGATGGCCCGCGCGCCCTCCAGCCGGCCTACCATGGACTCGATCCACTCCACGGCTGTACCCAGCGCGGCCACCTGGGCTTCGATCACGGTCGTGACCGCGGAGATCACCGGCTCGGCCACCTCGTAGGCCGCGACCAGGCCATCCTCGATGGACTCCGCCAAGTGGCCGATCTCGGTCGACAGGTAGACCACGTCTTCGCCGAACTCGACGGCCCACGCGATCGCGTCCTGGCCCGTCTCCACCACGAGCTCCACGAAGGCCGGTAGGTCTTGCTCGATCAGCTCCTGATTCGAATCGAGCCATTCGGCCGTACCGCGAGCCAGATCGGTGAACACGGGAGCCAGGGCCGTTGCGGCCGTGTTGCTGGCCTGTTGCCATTCGGCGTCCAGCTCCTTCATGGCCCGCTTGGCTTCCTTGCCTTTGGCGATCGCCGATTCGTCCAGGACCAGCCCGAGCTCGTGGGCCTTGGCCACCATGGCATCTACGCCCGCGGCTCCCTTGCCCAGGTGGGGCAGCAAGGCGGCCCCTTCCTCGCCCAGCAACTCGAGCGCCACCTTGGTCCGCTCCGCGTCGCTGGGCAGGTCTTGCAGGGCATCGGCCAGGGTCCGAAACTGATCCGTCGCGCCCTTGCCCTCCAGGTCTTGCAGGCGCAACCCGAGCGCGCCAAGTGCCGTCTCGGCCGGGCCCGACCCGCGTAGCGCCAACTCGCCCAGGCCCTCGCGCAACTTCTCGAGCGCTTTGGGCACGCCCTCGCCCCCGATGATCGAAAGCTCCTGAAGCTCGGTCGTCGTGACGCCCAGGCGTCGGCTCCACCGATCGATCTCGGTCGTGGAGTCGGCAAAGTTCTCTACTAGGGCCTTGCCCATGTGAACCGCCGACTTGACCACGTCCACGGCCATGCCGGCGGCCTTGCTGGCCAGGTCGGACATGATGTTGCCCAGCGCGACAGCTCGCGCGCCGAAGCCGTCACTGGACGTCTTGGCCTGCTCCAGCCCCCGGTTGAACTGCTGAAGTCCCTTTTCGTCGACATCGAACGCAAGGCGCCCGACCTGTTGGGCGATGACGTCGCCGCCGCTCGCTCGCGACGACGATCCCCCCAGTCCTGGCCATTCCGGCATGGCGGGAGGCTACGGCCCTCGCCGGCCCAGCCGGTAGTGGATCGATCGCAGCGTCTGCCCCGTGTCGATCGCGTCCACGGACTGGATCCGGGCGCGCGTTGCCTGGGCCAGCCGCTCGCCCAGGGCGTGGAGCAGCGGCACGTGGGCGCGCCGGGCCGCGACGGCACGCGACACCGCGGCCGCACCCTCGCGCATCTCTTGGCGCATGGTGGCCTGGACGAAGCGGATCACCGGGCGCTCGGCCATCGTGGGCGTCCCGAACTCGATGAACCTCAAGACGTCGTTCGTCGT